GATACAGAAACTCCATCATGTGTGGATCCTGTAATTAAACCAGCTACGGCATCACGAGCATTTTCGTCAGAATATGTCTGTGCTCCAGTTAATGATATTGCATTATTTACATCATCATATGAAACTGTTATATTTGTATGTGTTCCAGCAGCTAAAGCTAATGCAGTTGCATCTTGTGCTAGTTCATTTGAAAAGTATTTATTTGTTCCGCCTTCTGAAATATTATCAGTTGAATATGCTGCTTCTCCACCAAGAGATATAGCAAATCCGTTAATTGTAATTGAGGAATTTGCAAGTTTATTATTTGCAATTGAACCTGCAAGCATTGCATTTGTTACAGTTCCAGTATCTCCTGTTGTTATCACAGTTCCGCTTCGATCTGGGAGAGTAATTGTATTATCTGCTGTAGGTTCTCCAACTGTCAATGTGGTCTCATATGAATCTGCAGTAGCACCTTCAAATACGATGCTTGAATCAGATAGAGTTAGACCAGAAACAACGGGGGATGTAAGAGTCTTATTAGTTAGTGTATCTGTGGTATCAGTTCCTACAAGAGTAGTTGTAGCATCTGGAAGAGTAACTGTCTTGTCTGAAGTTACATTTGGAGCAGCTAAAGTTAATTCATGAGAATCTACTGTACCTTCAAATATAATATCTGTGCCTGGAATATAGAGGTCGCCATCCACTAATTCTGCAACTGTATTACTTAGGTCTCCGACCTCAAGATACCCATTAAGGGTTGTATTTAAATCGCTTGGAACAACGTTTGCATATGCAGTAATTGAATTCCATTGGGTTCCATTTGGATTTGTAGTTGGACCAATCTTGAATTTAAGGGTGTCTGTTTCTATTCCTACCTCGCCTGGGCGAAGCACAGGATTATTAGATACCCAGTTTGCTGCGGTATCTCTACGTAATTGAATTCTAACTGCCATTTGCTATCCTACTCCTCCGTCAATTATATCATTGTTTGGTGCTGATGCATAGGATGAACTTGCTGTGCCGCCGTCCATAGAAACTATATAATTTAATTCAGAAACGTACTGTCCGTAGTCTACATGACGAACCAACCCATCTCCAGCGTAGTGTTGGTGATCCAGTAATTCTTTTGGACCAGCGACATCATACCAAATTGTTCCATTATAAATTTTTATTGTATTTTCTGCTGAGTCAAAATAAATTCTGCCTTGTGCTGGTGAGTTAGGGGCTGTATCTAAAACTTCTAAGGAATTAGATGTACCACTTCCACCCCCGCCAGTTCCTACTGCAGACCAAGTTGTTCCATTATAAAATTTTAAAACATTTGCAGTGGTATTGTAGTAAATAGCTCCTGCTACCCCGCTTGCTGGGTCTGATGCCAGCGAAGGCGGGGTGACGGGAGTTAAAAACTTTTTAGCCACTATTAGCCAACTACCACTACTCTATATTGTGCGCTTGTTGGAGCGGTAGCGAAAGCTACTGTTACAGTATTTGAAGTTGAATGTTCTACATCTGCTTCTACTTGAGCATACGGAGAACCGTTTTCATAAACTTGAACAGTAACTTCTCTTGTTCCAAAATTATGTGTTACTGTAAATGAAGTTGCAGTTCCATCTCCTAGATCTGTAGAATACTTACGAACTCCATATCCTGAAGCAAATACTAGCGCTCCTGAAGAGAATGTAAGTCCTGTGCCTGCATTAATTCCAACACCATTGGCATCAACTGAAAGACCACGAGATGTATCTGTCTTTAATTCAATTGCACCACCAGTATTAATTAATGACGCATTTCCAGAAGTTGGAGTAACATCTGCGCTGAATGTGTTTCCAGTTAATGTTATTCCTGCTCCAGCTAGATATGTTCCAGAACCTGAGAACTGTGTAAAGCTAATTGCATCAGTTCCAATTGTTGCTGGTTTAAGAGTCTGTACCCAACCAGTGCTTGCATATGTTGTTCCTGCTGATACAAATATAAAGTCGCCAGAATCAACTTCTGCCGCTGTATCAAAATCTAGAGCACGTACTGCTGCTCCAGACGATTGAACAACATAAATACCATTTTGAGATTGCGTAGTTTGACCATTTACGAGAACACGATCTCCAGCTACAAGTGTAATTCCATCAATTACATCTCCCGCTTCAAGGTCTGTTGAAAGGTCAATATTTGCTGCAACGTAAACTCTTGCTGCTGCATGAACGTGTAGTCCTTCAGAAACTGAATCTACGTATGCCTTAGTTGCTGCATCTGTTGAACTTGTTGGTGCTCCAAGATTTGTAATCTTATTTGTTCCAGCATCCAAGTTTGCACTAAGAGCAGTACCTGTTCCTAATGTCTTATTTGTTAATGTTTGTGTGCCTGAATTTGTTGTTACAGTTGAATCAATATCAATTGTAAATGTTCCAGCGCCATCATTATAATTAGAATCTAATCCTGTTCCAGCAATAATTGTTGTTGAAATTTCATCTTGTACACGCTCTGCTGTATAGTAAAGGTTTGTGCCTTCAGCCAAATCAGATGTAGTATGTGATGGGAATTGATCTGCTACTGCGAAATCAAGAGTTCCATCAGAATCTTCATAAGTTACTGTAATACCAGTTTCGGTGTTACCAGTAACCATTGCTCCAACAATATCTTGTACAGACTCATTATTTAAAGATACATGTCCTGTTGTTACTGTAAAGTCTGTTGAACTGAAAGATGCGATACCTTTGTTTGTACTAGATGCATCTTCTCCAGAAATTAATGTGATTCCCGAAGTATCGTTATATTGAATATCAATTCCTTCACCCTCTCCGAGTGATGAACCAATTACATCCTGAACAGCTTCAGTAAAATCATTTACTTGTGTTGATGGGATAGAAATATTTTGATCTGATGCTGCGGTTAAACGACCTTGTTGATCTACTGTAAATGATACTGCTTTTGTTGCTCCGCCATATGATCCATGTGATACTGCAGTATTGTCAAGATCGATTGTTGTCTCACCTGACACATCATCATATGTTTTTGTTAGCCCAACTCCACCGATTACGGAAGAGCCAATAATGTCTTGAATTACTTCTGTAGAACCAGAGGCTGGCACCCACTCAGTTCCATTATAGAAATACAAAACATTTGCTGTTGTGTTGAAATAAATTTGACCTGCTACTGGGCTTGACGGCGCAGTGCTGAGGTTTTGGATTCTGGCATTTAAAAGCTCATTCTTATTGAGATTTATGCCAGTTACGAATAATCTTGCCATTTTTTCTCCTTACGACAGGTACGCTGTCCCTGAAAATGGTTGTGCCATTGTCAGTGTTATTTGATTGATACTATTATAGTCTATGCCCGTTTCCAATATATCTCCGCCGCTGGTTTTAACAGTGACGTTTGGATAAAAGCCTAAATTATGATTTATTACTAAAGAATATATTCCAGACACTGGCCCAGTTACTTGGGCTATTTCCCATGAATATGAAAAGGCGTAATCTGCACCTTCTTGAATAAACTGTATTACTGTGGCACCAGACCATGATGTATCAGTTAGTTTAGGTCCATAAAAATCAGTAGTTGCAGTATTATAGTAAAAGTCTCCAGTTAGACCTAAATTATTTGATGGGGCTCCAGTTCCATTCAAAATAGTTCTACCTCTTGGACCTTGTGGGCCTGGAGTAGCTACTACTACTGAATTTTCTGTTTGATTTACTACTACAACATTATCTGTCATATTGTAACCGTTCTATTGAGCGTTATATACCCACCAAGTAATTTAGTTTTAACCAAATTTGAATCCGTGATTATTAAATCATAGATAGACTTTGGATAGAATAATTTCTTTGTTTGAGTAGGAGTCATTCGAACGGTTACTTTTCCTAGTGAGCCATCGATTGTGATTCCACCACTAGGAGATGTTAGAGTAAAAGCAAGTTTTTGAGCAGTTCCATCACGAACCTGCATTTTGGCGGTAGCACCAGTTAGATCTATGACTGCGTCATTTGGATCTTTATATTCTACTACAAATGTGAAAGTAGTATCTTGATCTACTTCCCAATTCTTTTGTCCTGCCATTTACGAAAATCTCCTAAATAGGAAAACTCCTATGCTTATTTTAGCACAGGAGTCATCCTAATATACTACTTAAATTATGCCTTCTTTGTGAAGCCAAACGAAGGCTCGTTTGGATTCAATGCCTTCAAAATAACAGGCAAGCATGCTGCAATTCCACCCTTAATTAAATCTCCTGGGTCAGTATTGCCAGTCATGTATAGAGCAATGGCAGCACCAAGGAAATGGCGACCATAGCTTGCTAACGCTGCTAGAATTTTTTCCTGCATTGTTACCTTTCCATCATTATTAAGATCTTCTTTCATAAAGACCTCCTTATTCTGGGCACGGTGCCCAGGATTTAGGGTTTCCCCTAATATTAATTATACTACTAAGCCGAAATATCCACAATCTCGCAATTTCCGTCTGAGGTACATGCGAGTGTTTGTGTTCCGCTCGTTCCATCTTCTGTTTCATAAAAAGACAAATCTTCCCAACGAATTGAAGATGGCATCTTAGCAAGTAGTTCTAGATATTCACTTTCAGTTACTTCTTGATATGGAGCTTGCTTATAAGAGTGATCAGAATGCGGCAGGAATGAAATACCTGATACTTCATCAAAATGCTTATATACCCAAGCACCAACTTCCATCCATTCATCTTCTTTTACAGATACTGTAATAGATGGCTTATGCTCACACCATTCACGCTGATATACGAGCCATGTATTCAAATGATCAATTGCAGTTAAATCATTACGAACAATAGCACCGTTAGGAGCCTTTACTGGGAATGAGAATACATAAGTATCGTTTGGCTTCATGAAATCATCTTCTACTGGGATTCCGACTTCTTTTAAGAATGTTGATAGAGGATCTTTCTTGTCTCCACGAACTGTGCGAATGTAATGCTCTGAATGCCATGGGTGCATACCTGAAGATACGCCTGTCAACTGTGAAACAGTACCTGATGGCTTGACACAGGTGATTGCAGCAGATTCATTAATTCCAATTTTTGCTGCTTCTTGCTTATTTGTTTCTCTAGCAAGATCACGAGACTTGCTTAAAAATTTTCCTAACTTATCAAGGTCTTCTTTGCCAGACATAAAAGTATGTCCAAATTGACCTGTGATTGAAACTCCAAGTAGTCGTTCTTCTTCTGTGTTATCTTTCCAAATTTTACGAAGATACTTAAAGTCTGTAAGTGTAGATTGCCAAGTTCCAAGAATGGTTGCTAACTTTATCTTATTTTCAATGTCTTTTAGACTATCGTTCTCACGAATTACAACTTCGGATAGATTACAGAACTGATAAGGTCTAAGGATAATTTCTGAGCATGGGTTAGTTCCGTAGTGGATTTCTGGATCTCTCCGCCCCCATCTTGCTGCCTGCTTCTGAGCAGCAGCCACATTGTATATGCCACGTTCCCCTGATTTTGAATCATATAAATTCTTCCATTCAGCAATAAACTGCTCCATGTCTGGTTTGCGAGAATATGCTACTGAGTTATTTGATAATGCACGTTGAGAATTGTTTTCCCACCAGTTGCCTGATTTTGCTGCTGCCATCTCAATGTCATTAATGTTTGAAAGCGAGATCATTGCAGAGCGACGAACTCCGCCAACGACAACGATTTCACCAATCTTACACATAATATCATGTGCTTCAATAGGTTTCAATTGACGACCTGCTGCAGTTTTAAACTTTGCAATTGTGAAGTCAAAAAGATTAATCAACGGTTGTGGCCCTGAAGAACGACCTCCCATTGTCTTAAGACGAGCACCTGCTGGGCGAAGCTTTGATACATCAATTGCTGGAATTTGTCCTGCCCAAAGCATTGCAAGAAGTTCACGATAAGCCTTAGCCCATCCAGTCTTTGAATCTTCAACTACAATAACAGTTGTTGATTTTTCAAATGATTCTGGGACGGCAGGAAGTTTATTAACATACTTATATTCAACAGAGAATCCAACACCAGTTCCACACATCAAGATATACATTGTTTCATCAAATGATCGTGGATTATCTACTGGAACAAATGAGCAGTTGTATCCTGCAACATGGTCTCTGTCAAGAGCAGCACCTGCAGTCATTACTGCTCTCATTGAAGGCATTACATTACGATTATAAACAGCATCCTTAAGTTCAGTAACAAGTTTTTCATCTGGAGTATATCCGTGATTCTTTCCGAGATGATTCAACATGAAATCAAAATAACGATCTACTGTTTCTCCCCATGTTTCACGACGATTCTCTTCTGGCATCCATCTTGCATATCTGGACAACGCAATAAAATTCTCGTATGGGTTTTCAATAACTTTCGACATATAACACCTTTTCTCCGCCTTTTACGGTTAATTTAAAAATAGATAGATTCCAATTCTAGCAAACTTTATTTATAGAGGGAAGGGGTTTAAGAAAACTTTTTAAATATGTGATCAAAGGCATTATTAGTCAACCGATTCCAATTGTATTCTTCATGAATCTTAGTTGACTGAGCATAGTAGTATCCAGAATATGCTTTAAAGTTAATAGCAACATCTCTCATAAGTTCAAGTAGATGTTTATAGTTTGGTTCGTAAACTTTTCCTTCATGTGGAAATGGCCAAGGTGAATCTATAAGTTCTGATTTAAGTTTTAATGGTCCAATATATTTTTCATAATGTGCCCAAGCATCTACACAAATTGTCGGCATACCAGTAGCTAATGCTTGTAATGGAATAAAACCAAATCCTTCTCCATATGATGGATAGACTAATACATCATGGTCATGGTATATTTTAACTAATTCTTCTGTTGTCATATCTTTATCTATTATATATATATTATTATATACTTTATTTGGTAAACCTATTATATTCTTATCTATATAATTATTATATATTCTAGTAGTATTATGATTATATACTTTAAGTGTTAAAGAATATCTCGGATCATTACCAAAAAGATTTACAAATGCATCAACCACCATTTGGCCCGCCTTTCGTGGCGCTGGCTCACCGACATGTAGAAACTTTATAACATCATCTTCACGACGGCGGCGGGGTGCCCAAACAGGATCAATACCATGTGGATAAACACGAATATCTTTGTATCCCGCATCTTCAAAAACATTAGCACACCAATCAGATGTTGTCCATATCTCATCAACTAAATTTAGTGTTTCACGCCATTTTTCTGGTACTACAGTTGATTCCCACGGAGTATAACTAATCTGATATTGATTCTTATGTAATTTAAAAAATGGTGGTTGAGAAAAGTTTAATTGAACTGGCGCTTTTGGATATTGAAAACCAACTTCATGTCCCAATTCTTTCAATGAATTAACTATTTTTGTTCCAGCATGACCATATCCATTATTGGATTTCATATTTACGACTGGTGTTGAAAATGATATTTGCATTTTATTTTCTGGTCAACTGGCTTGACACGATTTGTCAAACAATGCTACTATTATAGTTCGTTATCTCTAAAGGAGGCAATGCCAATGGAGAATATCAAACAAAAGCTGAGCGATGTTGCTCACAGTTGGACTGTTATAGGAATGATAACATTGTTTCTATTCGGTGTCCAGCCTGCACCAATGCCATCAGCAGAGGCTCTGATTGTAAAACCAGAGATCTCAAAAGCACAAGAAGCACAACTGAAGAAACAAACGCTGGAAAAATTCAGCAACACTGTATACAAACCTTCAGAAATGCTTACTGACAAAGAGTTGCTGCAACTACTCAAGTCTGTAGGTTTTGAAGGACAAGCCCTTAAAATGGCTTGGGGTATAGCTAAAGCGGAGTCCAATGGACGCCCTATGGCATACAACGGTAACAGGAATACTGGAGACAGTTCCTACGGAATTTTTCAGATCAACATGCTGGGAAACCTTGGCGATGATCGCAAAGAGAAATTCGACCTGAGATCAAATGTACTACTGTTTGATCCAGTAATTAACGCAGAGATAACGTATTATATGACTAAAGGCGGAGTCGATTGGTCGTCTTGGCCGAATTCGATTAGTAAAGCTAAGAAATTGATTTTACAATTTCCGAAGTAGTTAGGAGATAAATTGCGGATACAGATTGTGTCCAAATATTTAACCCTTGCAGAAGAGGGCCTTGTGTCAAAAGTGGATTGCCCACTAGACCAAGGCCTTCTAATGCCTAATCAAGATATTAATGATAAAATTTACCTATACTGTCTTTCTTGTGAATACAAAAAAGAAATAGGATTGGATTTGTATGGAAGAATGGAAGAAGCCGTCGGAAGAAACTGATGGCGGAACAATAAAAGAAACAGACCAAATGGGTCGTGAAAAATTCTGGGAAGATATAGGTAGACCATGACTGAAGAAAACAAAGAAGATCTTGCACAAAACCTAGATATGGTTAATTATATTATGTTACATCGTATTTATGATGTTATGACTATTATTGCTAGCAAATTAGTAGGGACGGAAGAAGTAGATAAGATGATTAAATATCATGATCAAGGATATCTATTGGGTCCAGCTCCATCCTATACCCCACAGGAAGAAAATGAGTGATTCAGTAAAACCTTGGTATTTATTGAATCCAAATGAGCCGAAGACAACAGAAGAAATACAGCAATTGAGATTGGATATTTGCAACTCATGCGATTTTTTTTCTAATGCAATGAAACAATGTAAAAAATGTGGTTGCATAATGCCATTAAAGGTTAAATTAGGAAATGCGGAATGCCCAGTAGGAAAATGGGGAAAGTATGAATAAGCTATATATCGATCAAATAGTTCGATATATGAATGCAGCACGTTTTGAATTTCAAAATTATTACGATGATGTAGCTATGGCAAATGGAGCCATGAGATGGTTTATAGAAGCCTTAGAAAAACGGCTAGGAAATTGCCACGGCGTAGAAAACGGAAGATGCCAGTTCTACTGGAAACATGATCATTGTGTCTCTCTAATGGATATTCTGTACGATTTAACAGGTAATGAAAAATATACAATTAAAACAGCTAGAGGAAATTCCTGGGACTAAAGTAGTTGACTTAAAAAATAAGATATGTGATACTTAGATAGTACGGGTCGTAGCATCCCACCGTTTGCTCCCCGTGCTTACGCTTCGGCGTAGCAAGTCCCAATTGGATCCGCCTCCGATTGGGA